AGTTAATATTATAAGGAACCGGCATATACTGAGTGTCCACCTTATTACCAGCAGTACCAGCCTTTTTTACTTTTTGGATCTTATTTAATTTTCTTGTAGCATCATATGCTATTTGTCCAATCTCAAAACCAATTCTAGGTAAGGTGATTGCAACTGTTTTTGTTAAACTAGGGTCTTCTGTCAATCGTGATAAAAATTTCTGCTTTGCTCCATATGCAAGTGGAACTTTCATAGATTGTATTGTATTACCAGAACTATCTTTTCTAGTAATATGAATGTCGTTAAAAAGTGTACCAAATCCTACTATACACTTTCGTAATGTTTCGTGATAAAAAGTACTTCCAAGCATTATGTTACCTCACCGAATGGGTTTATTTCCGAAAAATCAAGTATCGAATCACCTTGAGTTTCAAAGTAGTCAGAGTCAGAAGAAGTGTCTATAGTAGATACACTATATGCTTCACTTACAATCCAATCTCCAGCTTCTGTTAATAAATAATTAGTGCCTGATTCTGTACCAGACTCTAATGTAACTTGATATGCAAGAGCATCCAAAGATAGTGATGTTTCAATATCATCAATCTCTGAGATACCTGTTGCCATATCTTCATGACTGTAATCAAAAGTACGACATCGCATTTTGAATACAGGTAAATTAGCAAGTTGATAAAACGGATCATCGTGATCAACAAAGCTTATTTCAAATAGTTTTTTTGATTTAGCATAATAAATCAAGTCACCCTCATTTGGGCGAGTACTAACAATTAAATTTTGGTCTAGGGATATTAGTTGCTCAAACCTTCTCTTGGATACTACCCATGTAGCTTCATCCTGTATATCCAAACCAAATCTGGTCATCATTTCTTTTTGACCCTCGTATCCTTCTATATTATCAAGATACATTTCAATAATATATGCATCATTGAAAGAGCTTGAAGCGTCCTCACCAAACAAAGTATCCTTGTTGACCAACTTTCTAGGAAGATAATATACATCCTGCCCAAATACTGAAAGTTGCTCAATAATTAGATTCTCATATAATCTTTGTTCGGCTGTTGTGCCTGTATCAAAATATACAGATGTGGGCATATTATCCTATCATCATGTCTGCTGGTAGACCATATCCATTAAGGAGTTGTTCTTCCAGTAGTTTTATTTCTTCATCAGCTTGAGTATAGATTACTTCTCCATTCATTTGTACACCACCTAACATTGATACTCCATTGAACTTAATTAAGTTAGCCCCCCATTGTTTCTTAATAAGTGCAGTTGCATATTTTTTAAGAAAAATGTCATTATAAACATCTGTATATGATGTTGGATCTAACTTTCTATAACATTCAATAACAAGAAACTGGTCAGCAGGAATTTCATTCGGCCAATCCATATCTAAATAAAGTCTATTCTGATGCTGATTAAACCTAATAGGAACTTCACCAGTTAATAAATGGTCTATCATATCTAAATGTTCTTGTAACATTTGATAATTGACCATAGAAGTAGAAGTAAAATCCCACAAATCATTTAGCCGCATTTGATACTTCATATCAAACATAGGTACAGTTGTATGGTCTGTAATTGGAAAGATTCTTAGTACTGAAATTACAGAAGTAGGAACAGGTATCCAAACATTTTGTTCTAACCAAGAGTAAGCACCACCTGCATTATCTATAGTATCTGTTACGTTAGTAGTAGCGTCTGTAGAACCTCTAGTGATCTGTGCAGAGGTCATTTTGTATTTGAGATACATTCTCTCAACACCATCCATATGATACTCTGCAAAGTATTGAAGTGCATCATCAACACGGTCATCGCATTGATCTGGATCTACATTAATATCAATAACTGGTTTTCCTAATGCCTTTAAACAATATTCTTTAAGGGCATCTTTTGTTGCTGGTGTAGCCATGAGTTATCCTTTATCCTAAAGCAACTGACATTGCTAAAACTGTTCCTAGAGTTTCCCCTTTATTTGCGACAGTAACAATATTGTCACTAGAGTCTCTTACATAAATCTTTTGGTCTGCTGTATTTATTGCGACTTCACCAACTGCAATATCTCCTGTAGTTGGAACTGAAGATGCTGTTTCTGATTTTTTTAATTTAATCACCGTAGCCATTAGAATGTACCTCCGTCAATATTTCCGAATGAAGGGTCAGAACCAGAACCAGCACTTAATAATACTTGTCCAGAGGTTCCTATTGCAACAGTATTAAGGGCACTTGTACCATTTCCTGTCATCAACAAATTAGCGGTAACTGAATTCTTTCCTGTACCACCATTTGCAATGGCAGAAATTCCTGTAACTGCATTTGAATTTGCAAGGTCTAATTGACCATAAACTGCAGCCTGTCCTGTATTTCCTGTAGACCTTAAAATTTGTCCTGCTGTTCCAGAACTTTGTACACTCAATGCATCTGATAAAGTAAACATTGTAGTACTATCGGTTGCAACATTCATAGTATTTCCTGTCTTAGTCAAGGAAGTACCAGCAATGATTTGTCCTGCACCTGAAAATTGTGAAACTGTTAAAGTAGTTGTTCCAAATGTGGCATCACCATTATGAGTAAATACATATCCATTCTCAGCTGCGACTGTTCCTTGTTCGACAAAAGTAAAAGATCCACCTGAAAGTTCTGCACCTGTATTTGCATCCGTTGCTCTTGTTAGTACTAAAATTGCTGAGGCTGCACCAGCAGTAGATACATAGTAAATACCATTTTCTGTTGTAGGATCTTGGTCTTTAACAAGAACTCTCATATTAAGAGTAAGTGCAACTCCATCAAGAGTAACTACACCATTTCCAGCTGCGGTCAATGTTCCTGCACCATTGCTGTATGTCCATGTGGATATATCAGCGGTTGTTGCACAAGTTACTGAATCTTTTACATCAAGTCCTTGTTTGACTGCATCAACATAGGATTTAGTTGTAGCATCTTGAGCGCCACTAGGGTCTGCGAGATTGGTTACTCTGTTCGCACCCATGTCAATTGTCTTACTGGCTGATATTGTAAAATTATCATCAACTGTTACTGTACCACCAGCAGAATCTAGAGTTAAGTTTCCAGCACTTGTATCAATCTCATTGTCAGTAGTAATACCTACTTGCACATTTCCAGCAGTATTTCCTGTTGAAGTAATATTACCAGAAAACGAACCAGTTGACGCTGATACCCCAGCTGACCAAGAAAGTACACCACTTCCATTTGATGTCAACATATTGTTTGCACCACCATCATCATTAGGTAATGTTAATGTGTATGTTGCAGCTGCTGAGTGAGCAGGACTCTTAATGGTAATACCATGAGTATTCTGTTCACAGAATATTTTTATTGCTCCAGCTGCACTAGAACCATCACCCTTAAAATTGACAATTCCTGTACCATGAGGTGTTATGTCTAAATCCCCATTTGTATTAGTTGTAGTAATTGCACTACCGTTGAGGTCGATATTATCGACTTTAAGATTATCTAGTTTACTATTTGAATCTGAAATTAATGCAGAACTAGCAGTAAGCGTACCATGTACATGATCTATCAAATCAGTAAAATACTTACCACCTATAATTAAGTTCGCATCTGCCGCAGAGTTTCCTATATATAATCTATCTCCACCATTAGCTTGTGATGAAGCATCACCATAAGTGACTGCAAGTTCTCCTGCACCTAATTGAGTGGGAGCTGTTTCAGAGGTTGCGGCACCTCTTTTTATTTTAATTGTTGTTGCCATATTTTACCTTTAAAATGTTCCTCCGTCTAATTGTAAAGCCGAACGACTTGTACCAAAGACATTATTATCTTCCCATTTACTATTTGAAGTGTTATACATTATAATAGCTGCATCAGTTGGACTTACTGCAATATTCGTATCTGACATAGAACCAATAGAACCACCTTCTGCTCCAGCGGCTGCCATCTTTTCCCAATATGCAACAATTGTGGGTATGTTTCCTACAGTAGCACCAACTGCTACATAGGAAGAACCATTATAATATGATACATCATTCGTACTATAAACAGTTGCATTGTTATATGCACCCATCCATCTAAATGTTCCTTGAGCACCAGTTGCACCCATAGGAATACTAAAATCAAAAATCGCAGCTGTATCTGTTCCAGAATTTGCAATAGTTACAGAAGAACCTTCTACACCAGTAGTTACAGACCCAACCTCAAGAGTTGCATCATCACCAGTTGCTCCAGTTGAACCAGTAGAACCAGTAGAACCTTGCGGCCCTTCAACACCAGAATTACCTTTAGGAAGTGTAAAATTTAGGACTGCATCACTAGATGTGCCAGTATTTGATACCGATGCACTACCACCGGCTGAACTTGTAGATGTAGTTCCAATAGTGACTGTTCCTGCGCTTCCAGCTGCGCCAGTAGCCCCTGTATCTCCCTTTAAGGTCATTACTGACCATGAACTTGCATTTGCTGAAGGAATTAAATTTGTATTTCCTTGCAATGCAACATATGCACTACCACTATATTGAACAGCTTCGTTCTGAGTATATGTAGTTGCAGAACTCCACTCTCCTTGCCAAGTAATATCACCATCAGCACCCTTTATACCAGGCACTTCCATTCTGGTAACTTTTGGTTGATCTCCAGTTATGGTTGATCCTGCGATAACACTTGGTGCAGCTAAAGATGCGGTTATTCCCATTATTGTGTTACTCTTGGATTAATAGTTACTATACCCTCAACTACTCTAGTCTTTGCACTAGCTCCAGATGTTATGAGAACATCATAGACATACCTACCCGAATCAATTGCAGCTGTCTGAGCTCCAGTAAGGGATATATCTATTTTACCTGTTGTTCTGTCTGCATTGAAAGCTACGGTAAAGGATACCGTTGCAGATGAGGATTCGTATGTTTTTCGGATTTGTGCGGCAGCTGTGTACCCTGTGAGGTTAAGAGCAGCTCCACTACTATCCGAAACGGATACTGTGGTAGTATAGTCTGCTCCTGCATCGATGTAAATATTTGAGATTGTTGCCATGAAAACCCTTATAAGTTATAAAAGTATTTATAAGAGTTAGTTATTGGGGGGTTGTAAACTTATTCTTAACGCACAGACCAAGTTTGGGTATCTTCGTTTGTTTCACCACCAGATGCTGATGTGTATGTGAAGCGTTGGGCTTTGCCCATGCCATCTGGTTCTGCTCCTATGTAACTCATGTTTGTTTCCTTTTAATTTTTATACTGCGTATCTGATTATTACTATTCCTGAACCACCAGCACCAC